ATTCTTAATGTTTGGCCTATTACTTTTTCCTTTGCTTTATCAAAAGCGCCCTCTATTTCATCATCATGAGCAATTGCTATAACTTTACAACCATGATGTTCAACATATTTATTTATTACACCAAGTATTTCATTTATATCTACGCTGCACCTTTCAATATCGTCAAAAACTATGACACGATCTTTTTTAACCTCTTCTTTTATAATCGCGTTTGCTACCTTGCCTAGTATACCTCCTAATCCAAATGTAAAAGCCTCTGAACCTATACTAGCATCGCTCATACCTTTTGCTGTATCTCTGGCTATTGCCTTAGCAGGAGACATTTTATAGAAGACCGTGCTATAGATAGCATCAACTGAAGTTAAATCAAACAAACTTACATAATACATTTCATCTTCTGATAACGATTTTTTTATCTGATAAGTTTTACCAGATCCCCATGCGCCAGTAACTAACACGGCGTAGCCGGGATTTTCAATTTTTTTATAATAGTCTATGTACTCTTGGAAATACTGTAAGTTATTCATCACTTTTAATTCCTTATTACTAAGGGGTTTAACTTGATGGCTTCTTCTAGATGATTTGGGGCAAAATGGGCATAGCGCATTGTCATCTTAATATCTGTGTGACCAAGGATTTTTTGAAGTACCAGAATATTCCCGCCGTTCATAATAAAATGAGATGCAAAAGTATGACGTAGAACGTGGGTCAACTGACCCGGTGGTAATTCAATTCCTGCTCGCTTAAGCGCTGACCTAAATGCATAGTAACAAGGAGAAAACAAAGGTCCATTTTTTTTAGGCAGTTCAGCGAGTAGCTCAGGATCTACTGGAATGGTGCGATTACGCTTACCTTTCGTTTTGATAAAAGTAACCTTACCTGCTGATAGCTGGCTACGTTTCAGCTTTTCAGCTTCACTCCAACGGGCACCAGTTGCAAGGCAAACCTTAACTATCAATTCCAGATCTTTGGCAGAGCTACGGCGGCACTCCTCTAACAGTATGCCTATCTGCTCGCTGGTTAAGAATGCCATCTCGCTTTCGTCAGTTCTAAACTGACGAACATTTTCAAGCGGGTTCGGTGCCTCCCACTCGCCAAGCCTTTTGAGTTCATTAAATACCGCAAGAAAATAAGCGTGTTCTAAGTTCATTGTGCGGGGTGAAACTTGAGTTATGCGCTTTGTTCGTGCAAATTGACCATCCAGCCTCTTCGCTCTGTATGCAGTAAATAGTTGCGCCGTGAACTCTGTGGCTAAAGGCGAACCCATGCATTGATCAGCCCAAAGCATTGAGCTTTTACGTTTTTCGCCATCCCTTAAAGTTATGCCATGACGGTCATACCAGAGTAACACCAAGTCAGAAAGATGACGTTTATCTTTACCTTCACCAAGCCAAGGGGCATCTTCTACTTTTTGAAGCGTATAATTTTCAAAAGCTAACGCTTCGCCTTTAGTAGCAAATCTCTTACGTACTCTTTTCCCATCCTTGCCATTACTACGATCTACAGTATAGAAGTCAGCAATCCATTGCCCACTTGATAATTTCCTTACTGCCATGCTTAACCGTTCAGAATCTTTTGCTTTTGCTGTTGGAATTCTTCTTCGCTTAGCACGCCTCTATCTTTCAGCGCCGCCAAACGTTCGATTTTTGAAACTACATCATCATCATGCGTGCGTGTTATTGATTCTGTTTTTTTATTGTTAGCGTTTCGAGTTTCATTAATCAAATTCGTGAAGGGTATTACGGAGGTTTTTTGTACATTTTTAATAGTATAGTTTTGGCCAGTTGTTCCAATCATGATCTCACCAAGTAAAAGACCAGTCTTTCCGCCAACACTTGCAATATCTTTTAAGTTAACATCAATTTGTTTAACTCCAAAAAGCATTCCTTTATCAAGAAAAATAACCCTTTTGTTTGTCAAAGTAATGAGCCAAGTGTTACCATCCATCATTCCGCTTGCAACCGCGAGGGGTGTTTCATCTTGATTCAATATTTTAGGTAAGTGAAAGAATTCCTTTTTGGTGCCGAATGGCACATCGCTGACAATCTTAGAAAGCCTTTTAAATTCTTCTTTTAATTGTTGGTCTGTTGCTTTTGTGTAGTCCAGCATAAAAAATCCTTGTTTTACTTTATTGTTAACACAACGCGCCCTAACACTTTTATGTCGGTTATTGCGCAATCAAAAGCCATTCCGACTCCACTGACTCTTACTTTTTGGATAGGTATTCTTGTGAGTGTTCTGATGCTTATTTTTCCTTCAATTTCTACGAGCCATTCATCGTCATAAACTTCTGAAAATTGCTCGTCGATAATAAGTTGGTTAACACCGTCAATTACGCATAGAGGAGAGTAGGGAAGAGGCTTACCAGGAAGGAAAGATACTTTATCGAGCATGTACATACCAGCGTCATAAAGCAAGCCGTCTACAATTTTACGGCGCTGCATTTTTAAAATATCTAATTCTTCATCATCAAATTTTCTTCCCTGTCCAGTGGCCAACCACTCCAGCGAAGCTCCTGTCTCAGCTACGCATCTGATAACCATATCAGCAGGAAACCCACCCCTTTTATAGCGCCCAGCCAAGCTGCTTGATGCCATATCAAAGTGTTCGGCAAGCATCAGCTTTGAGGTAAATCCATAAGCGTCGATGATTCTGTCCAGCACTTCACTACTGTGGCCGATTTGTTCAAAAGAAAACTTGCTCATAAATTCACCATGCTTTTTTTTGCAAAAAGCGATAAAAAAATTGCATTGTCGCTTTTTACGAATTAGCATCTCCCTTGATGTAGTTTTTTACGAATATTAACTTAAATTCCCCGACATTGCCGTGTCGATCACCAATGGAGTTTGCCGTATGCGCCCTAGTATTACAATCGTGATCCCTGAACCCTATCTGCCTTTAGACGAGTATTGCCGTCGTACTGGCACTAACAAGGAAACCGCTAGGAACTTGATTGAATACGGAAAATTGCCAATTAAGCCGAAGGGTAAGCAAAAGAAAGGCTTGGTGGAAGTGAACATGGCCGCACTTACCATTCAGGCATTAAGCGAATGCGATATTTCGCTTAATGCGTAATTTAGCGTAGCAATTAGGAAGCGGCGAATCATGTACGATTATAAAGTTTCAGTACGTAACTATCTTGATGATGCATGTCGGGCTTTTGCTTTGGCCCATAACGTTACTGACGTGGCTAAAGCCGTTGGTATGCATCCGGCTACATTGCGCCACAAACTTAACCCGGAACAGCCTCACCAATTATCCCTTTCTGAGCTTATAGCGATCACTGATTACACCGAGGATTCCCGGATTCTTGATGGCCTGCTGCGTCAGATTAATTGTCAGCCATCCGTTCCCATCAATAACGCGACGCCGGGAAACATGCAGCTTTGCGCGCTGACCGCTGCGGCCAGCGTGGGGGCGATAGCCGGTGAGGCTGTGTCAACTGAGCACATGAGCGCCGCGCGCCGTAACCACATCCTTGATAAAGCACGCGATGCTATCACATGGCCGGAGACGCCTGGCGATGTGGCGTGAGGCAAAACTGGCGTTTTCTGATGCGTTTTCCGCGCTGGACTGCGCCATCGTTCCGGCGCATCCGTGGATTTACGGTATTGGCCAGCAGACGGAAAACGGGGCTTATCTGAGTCCGGCCAATGCCGTGGCGTATCTGGCCGGAAGGCTGGCGGGTGCGGCAGATGTGCAGGATGTGGTGATTTTTCTCGTTACCGGCCAGACGCAGGATGATTTTATTCAGCGTCTCGATGCACTGACAGAGGTTTTTCCGGCACCGGCCTTTACCCAAGTGGGCCGCCTGGCGCGTTCGGCGGCGGAGCTTGCCACGGTACGGATGCAGCTGCCTGCGCGCAGTGGCGGCGGCCTTCCCGCTGCGCTGCCGCTTTCTGTGCCAACAAGCCGGGCGGTAATGAACGCCAGAGCCGTGGCCAGCGCCCAGGCACAGGCCAGCGCCGGTGTTGATATGGCCGGAATGAAAGCCGCGCTTGCCGGGTTCGCCGCCGAGCGCGCCGGGCTGCTTTCACAGCTGGCTGACGGGCTCAACCAGTTAACCGGCAAGAGCGCCCGCGCCTGGGTTTTTACGGCGAAGGGGGACGCGGCGACGCTGACGCGCACGCTCATGCAGGATATACCGCAGCCTTTTGCCGTACACAGCGCGGCCATCATGCTGGCCGGTGACAATCTCGACGGAATTAAAGGAATGATCCATGACATCAACGATCATGCTGGCGCTTAACGGCGAAGCCATACCGCTTAAAAACATGCGCGTGACGGTCAGCCAGCAGTTTCAGGACAAAGACCAGAGCGGGCAGACCAGCGCCACCACAAAAGCCGAGCAGGGCGCAAAAGGCAAAGAGCTGCGCGTGGTGGGTGAAGTGCCGTTTAAGCAAATCAGCACGCTGTCACGTATTTTCGCCCTGGCGAACGCCACGGATGCGGGCGGCAAGCGGCAGGTTTATCGCGTGGCCAATGAGGTGGCCCGCGCCGTTAATCTGCGAGAAGCCACGTTTACCGGCACAGTGGACGCGCCGCCGCAGGATGGCCGCATGAGCTGGCTGGTCACGTTCACCCTGACCGAACATCTTAGCGTTCAGGAAAAACGTGAAGCACGGGCGGCGTCCAGAACGGCCAGCAAAACGCAGAAGGCCGGGGCCGGTGGCGGCGCAGCCAGCCAGGCCAGCGCCGGAGAGGATGCGGAAACGCTGTCATGGTTTGAAAGTAAGGTGCTTAAACCTGTCAATGATGCGCTGGGGTAACGATGAAGCCTGTTAAACGCCTGTACCTGTCCACGGATGAGGTACATCTGGTTGATGTGAACATGACGCTTGAGCTGAGCAGCTGCGGGCGCGGGTTTATTACGGCTGAAACCGACACGGACTACACCGGCAAGGTGGTGCGCCTTGATGTGGGATACAGCGATTTATTGCTGCGCTGGTTTACCGGCTACGTGGAGCGCTCACAGCCCGCCGAAAAGGGCTTCCAGCGCCTCTTTGTGCGCGAGCTGGTCGGCGTGTTCGAACGCAGCTGGCCCTGTTCGTTCCAGCATCCCACGCTGAAAGAAATCGCCAGTTGGCTGACGGAGCACAGCGGCATCACGGTGACGGTGCCGGATGCCGCCTACAGCGACAGGCCGATCCCGCACTTCACCCATTCCGGCAGCGGGTTCCAGCTGCTGGATAATCTGGGCCGCGCTTTTGGCGTGAATGATTACGTCTGGTATCAGCTGCCGGATGGTTCGCTGTATCTGGGCGGCGCGGAAAAGGCGCTGTTTGCCGGGCGGCCCGTTGAAATTCCGGCTGACTTTAACCAGGGCGCTGCCGGTGGCAACAGCATGACCATTCCCCTGGTGCAGACACTGCGCCCCGGTGCAGAGGTGAACGGCCAGCGGGTGGCGAAAGTTAATCTGTCCGGCGACAACATGACCATCACGTGGACGCCGCGCGATAAGGCCACCGGCAGGCCGCTACAGAAAACCCCGGCGCAGCGCCAGATTGAGGCGCATTATCCGGAGCTGGCGTCCGGGCTGCATCTGCCGAAATTCGCGCGGGTGGTGGCGCACAGCGAGCCGGTGAGCAGCGGGAATTTTTCCGATCCGTTCCGCCCGCGCTACGCCGTTGACGTGCAGCTGCTTGACGCAGACGGTAAGCCGGACGGTAACACGCCGGTGTATTCCGCCGTGCCGCTGCCGGTGCCGATGGCCGGTAATGATTCGGGGATGTTCCAGTTTCCGCCCGAAGGGACGCTGGTAGAGGTGGGCTTTACCGGCGGGCGCGCGGATAAGCCGTTTATACGTCAGACCGTGCCGGATGGCACAAGTCTGCCGGATGTGAAGCCGGGCGAGCAGCTGCAACAGCAGCGCGAGGAAGTGTCACAGCGCGTCACGCAGGCCGGTGACTGGGTGCGGAAAACTGACCAGACCATCAGTGAAACTTCTATGAGCCGCGAAGTGACCGCAGACCGGGAGCGCCGCGAGCTGGTCAGCCGTGAAACCACGGTAAAAGCCACGGATAAAACCACGGTACTGGGAACCGTCAGCCTGCTGGCCGGTGCCGTTCAGCACGTGGCCACCGGCGATTACGCCATCGCGGCCAGCGGCAAATTTCTGGCCCGCGTGGAAGGCGACGCCGAAGCTGAAATCGACGGTCAGCAGAAAACGCACGTAAAGGGCGGCATCGAGACGCAGACCGATGGCGCACTTACCGAGAAAATCGCGCAGCTGCGTAAAAGCATCGCCGCGGGCGGCCAGCAAATCATGGGGCCAACGGTACACATTGGCAGCGAAGGCGTTAACACGCTGCAAATGATGCTGGATACCATCGACCTGCTGGCACAGCTGGCCAGCCAGTGCGCCAGCCATTCACACCCCGGCACCGGCGGGCCCACCACTGCCGCCGCATTCAGCCAGACGGCAGCGCAGGCGACCCAGACCCGCAGCCGGTACGAAAGCATCATTGCCTGACCCGACAATATGCCCGCCATGCGCGGGCTTTTTTATGCCCGTCATTAACCCACCCAGACCGCACCACAGCGCCCGCAGCGCGCAAACTACCCACCGCCACCCCTGAAACAGATCCCGCCCGCCTCGTTGCTCTGACGCAGCCACGGCCCCACAAAATAAAACGTTCGCAGACAAAAACGGCACTACACCGCACCCGCCTGCAAGTTTTGGATCGCAAAAATTTTTCAGTTTTGTTTTTTTACAAATGATATGGCCAGACCGCGCCAGCGCTGGGGCTCTGCGATGAAAGCGAAACTGAAAAGATTGAAAAGAATTTCACTTTTTTTCAGTAAAAAGGATCTCTGATGTTTCAGATGAGGTTCATAACTTACAGAAATTAAAAGAATTTTTTGATTTTATGCGAAAAGAAAGGATCTGCGATGTCAGGTTATAACGGGGCGCGAGAAACCATCAAACCCAGAGCTGGCGCGGCCCGGCGATGAAAAGGCTGTTACCGCGTGACTGAAAAAATGCGCATGGCATATACTGTGTTTATATACAGTTAAATATTCAGCAGGGGGTTATATGGGGCGGCTGGCAATAAGCGGGGCGCTTTTTATTTTTAAAAAGTGAGGGGAGAAAGTGGGGCCGTGGGAATCTGAAACCTGTAACAGCGGGCCTGATCATCGTTTTGCATTTTGACCACGAGCTGGATGGTAGGAGATTAGTTATTTAGTACAAAAACCAAGGATGGTGGATAAATGTATACCACCGATACGGTTTTCACTGTTGAGTTAGCAAGTTAGAGAGCAGTTTATCATCACATATTGCGAAAAAATGGAGGTGATTGGCGCAAAGATACGAACTCAAAAAATTCTGCATTCGTATCTATAGCCTTTGATTGCTCTTTGTAAAAAAATTTATACTATGCGCTAAATATTTTAAATGCCTGGTTTGAACTCATAGCTTAACAAAGCTTCAGCATAAGCGTTTGATTTTTCCAAGGAAACACAAGCATTTTTTAATTCTTCAAGCGTAGCGATGAGATCAGAGTTATCTTTAAAGTCACTTGGTAGTGCTTTTTGATATACGGCATTAAGTTTTTTGTATGGCAACAATGCTTGAACTCTATCCTTTCTAAGGTCATTTAAACAGTCATGGAACTCATTTATGAAGGGATGATTTGGCATGTCTTTGATTAAGTTTTTTAAATGGGT